GAGCTAAAGCGGCTTCTGCTGCTTCTTCAGCGGAGTCGTAAAACTTTTCTTTTCTCTCTAAGGTGTCTTCCAATGGATTACGTCTGCGTGGCTTTTTACCATGCCTGCGCCAACGCATACCGTAGCCTTTTTTAGAATCTTCATCAAACACCTGAACCATTTCGTATGCATCTCGTGCATCTTCATCTAGTTCATCGTATTCTTTGATACTTAAGTAGTCTCCGGTATGGCATTTGTCATCAAAGTCAGACTTGGATAGAAAAACCTCAGGAACATCTGGGTTCTCTTCTTCATCTTCGTCTGCTTGTCGCTCTAACTGAGCATAAACTGCAGCTTCTTTTTGACGTAGGCTTTCATTTCTTTTGCTATGATTAGCAGATTTTTCTTCGTCCACTGCCTCTTCAGACTCAGCTTCCTCTGACTCGTCTGACCCTTCAGCATCATCTTCAGTGACCTCTTCTTCAGAAGCTTCCTCGTCTTCTTTAACCTCAACAGTTTCCTCATCGTCTTTGACTTCAGTATCTTCAAGTTGAGATTGAAGTTCTTCAAACTTTGCTAACTGTTCTTCTGTTTTTTCATCCATTATAAACTCCTAAAGTTTCTCAACTTAGTCTACTTAACACCAGAGTTGGTGTCAACTTCTTTTTCAAATCTTCCAGAAACAACTGGATCAAATGATAGTCTGGCTAACCCTTTGGCTACACGTTCCATAACCACATCGTGTTTTGCTCTGCTAGAGAAAAACAAGTCAACGCCGTTAGGTGCGTCTTGTGCATAAACTGGAACACGTCGCATGCTATCCATCACATCAAACTTTTGATCTCCACTACATTTCACGTTAACAACATAACCTGAAACAGACTTTGAGGCTCCCATCACAACTTCAACCTCTTCTTCGTTGTCTTGGACCATAAAGTCTTCAAGCATATCAATCATGCCGAGAAGAGTTTCTCGCTCTTTAGTGGCCCCTTTCAATGGCAGCATAGCATTGTACGCCATCAATAAAAGAGCCATTGGGTCACGCTGAACGTTTCGTGAAATTTTTCCGTGTCCCTTGTACTCATCATCTTCATCCCAGCCTTTTAACTCTTCCATAGGTTTGCGAACTAGTTCTTCAGCTTCATCTTCATCAATATATGCCATTCCTCCACCTTTTGTTTCAGTATCGCAGGAGCATCCTTGCGCAGTTTTCTCAGCGTCACTTACATAGTCATTATATGAGCTTATGTTTGAGTTGTTGTCAAATGCCTTAAGAGCCTCCAAATAAGTGTCACGGTCTTCACAAGGCCAGAACTTTCCATCATAAGAATGGAAACCCGTGCAGTTAAGTGTCATTGCCCATGACATCGCTGCTTCTTCACCAGTAAAACCAAATTGTGTATTAGGCTCACCATTGTCTTCTCCGCCATCACGCATGAGAACTGGTCGTGTATCTTCTGTTTTTAAGCCTGACATTGGACTCCTATCCATTCTTTCAGCCTCACCCGCACTCTGCGGAAGCGATTCTTGTACCCCTCCTTCAAGAGGCATATAAGTTGTCATTGGTTTAACCCTTGCAGGGGCACCAACCATGTAACGGTTTCCTTCACGATGGAAACCTGCTTGCCAAACCATGCCCGGAGAAGTTTCAAAAACAACAGTATTTTCATCCATGTTTAAAATCTCAATCGGGCGACTTAGGGCTTGTGATAGTGCGGTCCTTAAAATACTCTTTGGATCATTAGGGTCACCCATCTGTGTGTTCCGCAATCCACCTTTTTCGTCTTCATTCATTTCTTTTGAGACGCCTCTTTCTTCGTTCTTAACAGAAATAGTACCTGTTAGCTGGTTTGCTCCATGTAAAACAGGTGAAATTTCATAAAGTTCTACTTCTTTTAGTAGATTAGCTTGTCTTCCGGCATCAAAATCAGCATTTATTGTTTTGTATCCAATTGACCACTCTTGTTCTTGGTCATAAAACGCAACATTTGCAAACGCTTCACGGCCTCTTTCAGTATTTAAATTAAACTGAACTTTTGCAAAAAGGCCACCAATTTTAGCCGTTTTCATTTTTTCTGGAAGCCGAGGATCAGAAGCTGGAACTTCGTAAATCTCAAGTACTTTTCCAATTGGTTGATTCCAATCATGGCCCCAAACGACACGAGGTTTTCTTCGTTTTAACGATGCATTAAAGGCACCGGGAAGAACAATGTCGCCAACAGAGTCTTTATTCCCAACCCCAGAAACAAAACACTCAACAATTCCTTGCGCTTTGTCAATGCCAATTTGTCCAGAAATAGCTTTAAAGCTAACATCTGTTTCATTTACACTATTGGCGCTTAATGGGGCTAAAGTAACATTACTCATGGTTAACCTCTGTGTTAAAAATGTCCGAACAATACTATCTTACTGCATTATTTAAGGCAGTTCAATGACACTTTATATAAAATGTTTATATAAATTACTTAGAGAATTTTAAGAAACATCTACAATTTATCGTCAAAGATGGAGGAGCAACCGGATCTTTAGGAAAACGTATCGGAATCCCCTCAACAACAAAGGGTTCTGCAACAGGAACAGTGTCACCGTTTAAAAGTCTATGGCTCAACCTGACCCTATTATCCTGCATAGATAGCCATGTTTTCTTTAAAACAGGGAATTGTTCCCTATCTGACACAGCAGAATCGTACACGCCCATGTTGTACGAACCCAAAATAGCCGTATCTATGACCAATTTTCTACGTTTTTCTCGCAATCTACGAAAAATAGCCTTAATAAGTATAAATGCAAGATATGTTTTAAATAAAATATCAATGTCACCATCTTCACTATCTAATGCTGAAGCCTGCGATAACGCACTAACTATTTCGTTTTGCGTGGTGGAATTGAACTCATTTACAGTCGCTACTTGCTGTGACAATGCAGCGTTAGCAAAGTCCTCTTCAATAGAAGCGCCATACCCTTCTTCTATGTTGGCTGTAGCTCCAGTTTCGTAGGCTTCTTTCATTCCATCAACTAACGGCTGAGACGTCTCAATAAGCTCAGCCATAGATACTACTGAGGTAAAATCGGCATTTGAACCTAAGTTGATTAGCGCAATGGTAGCATCCTGCTCTAGTTTGTCTAGGGCGAGTTGCTCTTGTGTATCAATTACAGCGTCTACCGTCGTTTTGTACTTTTCCTCAAGAGAAAGTACTTGTCTTGCAACCTTGGTTTCCCAATCTAAGGGCTTTATACTGACTTCAGAAAAGGGAGGCTCTTCCTACCCTCAATTTCCTCTTCTTCGTCTTCTTCGTCTAGTTCAAAGCCTTCTAGCTCACTTGGTATTTGGTCTGCCGGTAATTCAATTTGATCTGTCCCTTGAACAGTTCCAAGAGGTACAAAGCCGCCTTCTTCTGGGCTAAACTCCGTAGCAATAGATTGTTGGGCTTGACTTGCTTGCTCCGTTAGAGGAACGCCCGCTTGAATATTCATTGGGGAAGCCCCTTCAGGTCCAGCGGGTGCGGCGGGTGCACCTTCAGGGCTCATAGGAGCACCTTCAGGTCCCATAGGAACTTCTCCCTGAGGGGAAGCCATAGGATCGGCTCCCGGAACTCCGGGCATAGCTCCTGCCATTGGTCCTTGTTGTTGAGCAGCCGCATTAGGATCTTCCATGGGCTTTTCTGTGTTTGCGATAGGAGTTAAGTTTGGATTAGCAAGAATTGAGTCGGCTAATTCAGCTTCAACTTTCTTTCTATCTGTCAAAGTTCTGTATTCATTTACACTAATTAAACCTTGCTGGTATTCTTGAAGGTAAAAGTTCTGTTGTTCTTGTTTAGTTAAGATTAATATGGGTACACCAGACACATCAAAATCTACAAAGTAAATAGGGTCAATTGGGTCAAAAGATCTAGCAATAAGGTCAAGATGTGGCTCCATTGTCTCCATCCAGAAAACTTTTCCTTCTTCCATAGCGTTTGAGAAAGTTCTTCCAGAAGAGTTTCCTATAATTGACTCTGGAACGCCGAAAGCCGCAAATATTTCTTCTTTGTTTATTGTGCGCATTTGGATATAAGCTGCATCTCTTGGGCTTGCTGCAGTGTCTACAAAGTCAGCACCATCATCTGATGCAATAACGCCTACCGCACCAGCCCTAGCAATATTACCCTGAAAACGAGACCTAAGTTCATCTTTGTCTTCTTCGTTGATCTCGCTTCTCAAAACAAGCAATCCGCCCGGCCTACCATCATTAATCAAGAAGTTTCTGTTGTATATCTTGGCAAGGTTCTCCACCTCAATGGCCACACCAGCAGACTCCATTGGTGTCATTGACAAATAAGGGTCAAGTGGGTGAGGGCGACGTATCCATATTACGTTTTCAGGCTTAATTACTCTTGTGTCGCCTTGAGGTAGTTTTACCTCGTAACCTTTTACAAACTTTTTGATATCTGGAATAGGTGAAGTGTCTGCGGGTGGAAGCAAATGCAGGGCAATGGGGTTACCAATCTTGTCTCTAACGATTTCAATGAATACTCCACGGGTGCTCATTAATAATTGAGCAGAAAGCCTATATCTAAAAGCGAATGCGTTTTCACCCACATTTGTAGTGTTATTAAAGATTTCTAACAATGGTGCTTCTGTAATTACTTCACCAAAAGGGTTATTGTCCTTTCGGAAAACCATAGGTAGTTTTGCTTGGTTTGAGGCTATAACGTCAATACAACGATAAACCCAAGTAACTTTTGCTACACCGTCTTGATACGCTTTTGTAATATCCCAGCCATCATGGTACCCTGTTTTAGGCTGTAAACTTGGACTGTACGAAATTGGGGCACCAACTGAAATTGGGGCCGCTTTTGCGGAAGTGTCTATACTTTGGATTGATTTGTTTTCTGGCTTATTCCATGCCATTATTCAGCCCCTAAAATGTAACCGTAAATGGCGCACGCTGCACCACTGCTTGCAATACCTAACCCTAAATGAACTATACTAATACCAAGACCTATTGTTATTATACCCACACAAATTAAGGAATGAGCGGCTACAGAGCGATTTAAATAACTCTTTAACGTTTTCATATAATTAGTTTATCAGTATTTTGTCAAGGAGACAACTAGAAAATGGCGCTAGTACAAGAAGAAGACTGGGAAGCAATAAATGAGTGGCTTCAACCAAAATCCTCAGAATATTGGGTAGAAGCACCCTCACTAACCCAAAAAGTCTTTTTGAAAACAACAGCACAAGAGGTTTTGTTTGGCGGAGCCGCAGGTGGAGGTAAAAGCTCTGCTCTTTTGATGGCAGCCTTACAATATGTGGACGTCCCTAACTATTCTGCTATTCTTTTCCGTAGGACATACGCCGACTTATCACTTCCCGGAGCTCTAATGGATAGGTTTAGGGAATGGATATCTAATTATGACGACATTCATTGGAACGCTAACCAATATACAGCAACTTTCCCAAGTGGGGCTAGAATAACATTTGGGTATCTGAATAACAGTCAAGATTACCTAAGGTACAAAGGTTCTGAATTCCAGTTCATAGGAATGGACGAAGTCACCGAAATTAGAGAAGCTGATTATAGATACCTATTCTCTCGTTTACGTCGCCCATCAACTGGACCTCTAGCTCAAGTCCCATTAAGAATGAGAGCCGCAACAAACCCTGCACCAAACTGGGTTCGTCAAAGGTTTCTCGTGGAGGGTAATGACAAGGGGCGGATATTTGTGCCATCAAAGCTTACTGACAACCCCGGAATTGACCCAGAGTCATACAGGGCAGTTCTTCAAGAGCTAGATCCAGTAGAGCGAAAACGGCTAGAGTTTGGTGATTGGTGGGCCACTACATTGGGGTCTATGTTTGATAGAACTATGTTTGAGATTGTTGAGCCAGCAGAAGTACCTGATTTTGATTCAGACACACAAATAATAAGGTTTTGGGATCTTGCTGGAAGCGAGCCGTCGCCATCATACCCTGACCCTGACTGGACAGTTGGGTGCTTAGGTGCTATGCACGATGGCATCTTCTATATAATGGATGTTCGGCGTATAAGGGCAAAAGGCGATAAAGTAGAAAAGTTTATAAAAGCGACAGCCGAAGAGGACGGACCGGACATAACTATTCAGATGGAACAAGAACCCGGATCTGCAGGAAAAAATCTTATAGATCAATATGCACGATATGTGTTGCCGGGGTACGCTTTTACTGGGCAAAGAGCAACAGGTGATAAAGAAACCAGAGCTAAACCAATGGCCGCTGCAGTTGCTAACGGTAACGTGAGACTATTGCGAGGTAACTGGAACACAGACTTTATTGATGAAATGTCAGCATTCCCAGAAGCAAACGTACATGACGACCAAGTTGACGCTTCTGTGCACGCTTTTAACTTGTGTGCAGGGCTAGGCATGGGGCTACGCAAACGAGTGGAAATAATCGTTTAATTAACGCCCATAGCCTCCATAAGTATTCTTTGAGCGTCATACAGTCTTTGCTTATACTCAACCCTATCAGGGGCAACACGATCTTTAGCCGCCTCTATTGATGCAAGAGCCGCAACTGCTACGTCAAATGCAAACGTAATAGTAATATCTTCTTTGTCATCCATGCCATTCCCTATCTAATATGTATATCTGATTAACGCCCGTATCTAAATGCTCAGCCAAGTCAAGTATGTCTTTTGGTAGAAGTCTAACGCATCCCCACGAGTCAGGATACTGCTCATAAACTGAATCATAGTGATTCGTCCCATGAATTAATATTCCTCTAACTACCGAATTGGAGTTTCTTTCTTCTTGGGAATACATCCGCAATATAACCGTCGTGAGCTGTCTAGTAATCTGCCACCTTTGGTCCTTAGGTAACGTTTGGTCCACTGTAGCATATCTACCGTAACAGCTTGTGGTCGTCCACTGTGCCCCTATCTCATCAGCATTACATATAGTGGCTTCCAACCCAATAGTGGTCATGTAACCTACGGGAGTTCTGTGAGAACCGACTGTGTTGCCCAAGCGTATCAAATCACCTTGAGCATTAAACGACCCGTGCCCTGTGGACACACGATACTGTCGCCTTACAGATCCATCGGTAATGTGCCACATAAACTGAGTTTCTGGATCAACTATCAAAATAGAGTTTAAAAGCTCCCCCGAAACTTCCTCAAGCTCAGACAGTCCTGTTTGGACTGGCTCTGGAAAAGAGTTGCTTGTTTCCGGAGTAAAGAAAAGTGCAGTTGAGGTAGCAGCCAAAGTCATAAGCATTTTTAACAAATACCAAGTTAAGTAACTCACTAAAACAATGTCTCCTCTTGCTTGAACCTACCGCTTTTTACTTGTTTTTCTCGGTCAATACAAGAAGCATGCGCCCAAGCTTCTGGAGGAGACATAAACGCTAACGAATTGCTTCCACCTTGTTGACGCACTTGCGCCCACCCGCTCACTTTTCGGTAAGTGCCTACTTCACCTACTTTAACCGGATCACCGCAAAAATAACACGGCGTTTTGCGAAGATCTTTCATTTGTTCTCCTATGGGGTTAAAAAAACAGGCTTGCTTAAAAGATTTTTGAAAACTGAAATTTTTTCTCTATGCACAAAGTTATCTAGCTCAAAAGATTGCTGTATGGATTCTAGATCATCTATGTTTCTGTGGAAATCATAAAACTCACATATAGCATTATATAATGCCCACTTTGTTTCACCAAAAGTCCCAGCATTTCTATCAGATTTATACAAGTCTTTTATCAACTCATGCACACTTTCAGCGTATTCTCGTTTCTTCTTGGTATTGGCCTTATCAAGACTCCACTTACTGTCTAATGCGTAGTGCATCTGATAATCTTTTATAGGTACAGAAAGATCTTCTATCGCTGTAGTAAGCTCCTTTGTCCATTGGTTTCTCATGTTTAAAACCTGTGCGGCTTCTTCTAGCCTATCCGTAGCATGTGGTGTGTGCCTTTTACGTAAAGAGAAATCGCTTAAAGCAGAGTCAGGGGCTATCCGATACACACACGATGAGTTTCTCCGAACATCTAAGTTGTAGTAACAAATTGGAATGCTTCCATCGTGGGACGTCATCACGACAATGTAGTTGTCCACCACATCTGGTGTGTCTGTGTCCCTTGGGTGTAGATTTAACTGTGTAGTTCTGATTGTAACATAGAACTTTCTACCACCGTCTAACACTCCGATGCTGTCTAGCTTAGCCTCATTAGCAGAAGCGCTAACAATAGCCATAGCCTTATCAAGAATAACTTCGTTGGGAATAACCTGATAGCGGCCTTTAACAACTTCCCAATTAACTAGGTCTAAAGTGTCAGGATCAAGACGTCCAGTAACATACCTATCTTCAACAGTCACAAACTTACCGTTGGTCACATCTTCAACTTGAACAGGGCTAAGCACTACGTCATAGTCTGCGTGCGCCTCCCTAAGTAATCTTTCTTTAGACATCTCAGAAGTTACTGCATATCCTAATTTGTGCCACGGGGGTGTCATTCTTGACCCTTTTCTGAAGCAGCATAGCCATAACGATCAAATATTTTCTTTAAGTTTAATTTAGCTATCTCATCAAGGGTAAAACCCAACTCCCATGCAAGCAAAGCAATGTACCAAAGAACATCTCCTAATTCGCTGGCTAGCTTAGAAAGACTTTCTTCGTTAAGCTCTTTATCACTGTCTCTGATTATTTTTTTAATCATATCGGCGACTTCGCCAGCTTCACCAGTTAAACCAAGCGCAGACACAATGATAGCATTTTCCTGAGAGTACTGAACTGTTGCTTTAGCACCAACTTGATATGCGTTTATGTCCATTCCCATTTTAAACCTGCTCTTTGTGACCTGTTGGCCTTTCTATATGTATGTCTTCACCTGTCGGGGATTCAATTGGAACCCACGCAGGAGAATAAGTGTGTTGTTTTATTTTACGCATTTTTACTAGCGAACCGTCTTTCAAAACGTCAAACTCATCCCAAGTCATTCCCATTCTAGTGCGTAGCTTCTCATCGGAATATCTTCCCGACGCACAGATTCTCTGAATCAATCGGGATAAAAGCTTAGAAATAACTACACCCCGATAACGGTTTAAGTCAATATGTAATAAAATTGCCTCTATCTTGTCCACGTCAACATAGACAACAGGCACATTCTTAATGCGGTTTTCATTAGCGATAACCCACCGATGGTACCCATCTATTATTGTACCATCTTTTTGTGCAATAATAGGGCTAAGGATTCCAAACGATTTAATAGAAGATGTTAGCTGTTTAAAGTCTGGCTTAACAACATAACATGTACTAGTCCAATCGGCTGGACGCAAACTGTCTCTCTTTACCATTTCCATAATTATCTCCTATCGTCTTGCTTATCAAGTGAATCAGCATCTGCTAATCTTAACTCTTCCGCCTTTGCCAATGCCGCAACACGCTTACTGTGTGCTCTTGTTTTTGGACCAACTGGCGACGGTGTGTCGCCTATAAAAGAGTGTAATAATATAGTGCGCAAAAGATGGTCTATTGGGTACCCCCAACTATCTTTTGCATGTTTTTGCTTAAACTTGTGAGCGAATGCCATGGCTTCTCTCTTAAATCCGGGCGTTACCATGTTCTCTTCAATGCACATTTTTACGCCATCCCAACCTAAGGCTTCGTAACCATCAATCATTTTTTCTATGTCAAACTCGCTCCAAAGTTTCATTTGGGCATTTATAGGCTCATAACACCTATATAATTCGTCAAAGAATTCTGGTTCTGTACGTAGTACATCCATTATTCTTCTTGAAGCAACTGAGTGTAACGGAATACCTACTCTTTGGTTGGAGCCGCTCATGCCTGCATAATCATAGTAGTCACAATATGTCCCATTGTGCTCTTCTACAATAAACTTTAAAGCATCATCTGCAGTCCAATCATAAATCACTTTAGCAAATTTTAGTGGGACTGACTTTGGCATTCCGAAAGGATGGTTAATGTAATTCTCATGAAGTTTCTGAACTACTGTTCGGTATCTCATCATTGATTCGTTTGCTCTAATTCCAGTCACAAAAGCAACTTTACCTTCTTTACCTTGTAACGTGTACGCATCAATTCCAAGGGGAATCGGTACTGCTGGGTCTAAACCAAAGTGCTCCGCACGCCAACAGTTGTCTGGAAAGGGTCTACATAAACGACCTTCCCTTTCTCTCATCTTTGACCACATTAAAATATACTCTCTACGCCCAAGTACCCAAAGCTCTTGTGCTTGTGGAAGACAATACCATTCAAAATCTACCCAATCATACTCTGCAACTTCTTTAACAAAACGGTCTACCGACGGAGACAAAAACTCTTCATCTCTAAAGATGACTTTAACAGGCCCCAAACCACGCTCTTCATGTACCTCTTTAGCAAGGTAAAGGCATGCCGTTGAGTCCTTACCGCCTGAAAACTGAACACAGACAGTGTCAAAGGTGTCGTAAACATGGCGGATGCGTTGACGAGCAGCATCAACACAGTTTATGTCTAGAAACATTCGCCTTCGGGTCATGTCACGCCTCCGTATGTGAGGCTATAAAGTCTAACAACCTTTCAGTGGTTGTCTCTCCAACAAAAGCAGGATCATTCTTCAACCATCTTAAAAAACTATACCATTTTGCTTGTTCATCAGCAGTCGCAAAAACTAAAGTAAACTGTATTGCCGCTGATTCACCCCCGCCCACTTTAGTAGCGGTGCTCCCTTGTGTCACGATCGTTTCCGTATCAACTTTAGGATTTATTGTTGGTCCAGAGGAAACAGGTATAGGCCCATCGTCTTCTTCGGCTTGGGCATCTAAAACAGGATTGGTTACTACGATCTCTGGGGCTATCCAACCAGTCTTTGACATGTCTTTGTCTGCGTCGTCAATTTCTTTGTAGATCACATCATTTTCCATTGATGCTAAAGCAAAATCGTCCCAACCTAAAACATCAAAAAGTTCATCGTCTAACAAGTCGCTTCCTGAAACTTCCGAAATTAGATCAAACAAAAGTTCGCTATCCGAAGAACCAAGTTCTGCAATCTTGTTGTCAGCTAAAGCAAACGCTATAGCTTCATCGCTATCTAAAGCCACAACCGACACTGCTATTTCTGACCATCCCAATTCTTTAGCGGCCCTTAACTGGTGATTACCAGCAATAACTGTATGCGAACCATCCGTTTCTTTAACGGCAACAATTGGTTTTAGTTGACCAAACTGATTGTATGAAGCCTTTATTGCTTCTACATCGCCAGTTCGTGGGTTTCTTTCTAAGGGGGTCAACAGATCCACATCCATTGCCAAATCTTTAATTGCGTCATCTATTTTATGCATCATTAAAATTGCACCTGCGCTCTCACGTTTGCTGCGAGTGTTCGTAACGCATCACACGCAGTTCTCAAAGAATGAAGTCTTTCTCGTTTTGCTTTTACCAATGCCTCAGCCACTACAACCTCGTAATAAAGTTCGCTAGTCTTGTAACCTGCCCAGCTTTCTTTTTGTTTTACAGCGCCCTCAGCAGCCAAGTACTCTTTGTACCACTGCTTCTTATATGCAGCTTCCTTCGTAGCGTGGTCTTTGGCGAGAATCTCAAACGCTTCGGTTTCTGCTTCAAGTTCTCCTGTGAATCGGATAATTTCAGACTCAACTTGCGTTGAGCTTATAGGGGCATTCCTGTTATACTGTCTATTAAAATTATCCTCTTGCATACCTTTATCTTACCTTCTTTTTACGTAAAAAGCAAATTTTATTTTAGGGCGTCCCAATCTACCTTGTCTAAAGCAGATAGATCAAATATGTCATTATGTTCATAATCTTCGCCTTCTAAAAAAGCAAGTAACATTTGACGTAAAACCCACGCATCACATTCATCGTCCGCACCAGAACCAGACCAAACTATGCCAGTCTTTGCCGAAACATGAGAAACAACCTCCGATTTGTTTGCATTCCCCCGACCAGTTACAAACTTAGCCCTGTTGGTAGGAGGAATTTCTACAAAAGGTATGTTCCTACGAAATAAATTAAGTCTTATTATTCCGCCCAACTCTCCTTGAGCATGTGCATGGCTGCTACGCTTAGCAAAAGCGTATCCCTCTATAGCTACGACAGGGTTTTTAGATGCTTTTAAGACTATCTTCGCTACTTCTGTACTTATCTCATCTAAGCGAGGCATTCCTTTCAATTTGGATTGAATCGTCCCATAATCATCGCAGGTAGCCCATCCAGTAGAAGTCAGGCTTAAATCCAAACCTATGGCACGCTCTTGGGCGCTCATTGGTCTAACCAGAATGGAGCCGAACTATAACCACGCCTCCAACAACTACGCACTCTTGCTGCTTCCTTAAAGTGCTCCGCTTTATCACACCAACTAGGTAAATGAAGGCCCAAAAGTTCAGCCTCTTTTGGATTTTCAGTTATACGCATATGGCATTCTCTGCACACAGCCATAAGGTTATGTCTGTCTAATATGCTTCCTCCTTGCGACCTGTTTATAAGCTCGTGAATGTCTACCGGCTTTCTTGACCGTATTACACCATATCTGTTACTTGGGCGAGAGTTCCAATCTCTTGTCTTTTCCTGCTGGCGGTCATAGACAGTGATGATAACACACGCCTGACATTCTGAGTATTCTTCCAGCATATCTCTAACTATTTTTCTCCGGCTTTTATAAACTTCTTTTGTTTTGGCCGACCTATAATTAAGAGGCGTTTTTGCTTTTAGCGGGGTCTTAGATTTAAGAGGGGTTCTCTTTAGGGAACTACTACCTCTTTTCAAAGGAGTGCGCTTTAAGGGTTTTCCCCGTTTCATTAGAATGACCACTTCCCATCAGCAGCATCCCATAACCCAACGTCCGCTGGATCTACTGGCCGCTTATACTGTAACTTTAACTTCTTATGCATCAATATAGCGTCTTTTAAAAAACTGGACAATTTAGAATCAGGTGTTTCTTCATTCAAAAAAATCAACCTGTCCGCTTCCGCTAATCTTTTCTCAGCGTGAAACTTAAATCTTTGTGACTTCTCAATGGTGGTTGCAATTGATCCAGCGGGATCATGATCAAAGTCTTTATACTGTGCCCTCAACAACGCAGCCTCAGACTCAAGCTTATGTAACCGTTGAACAACGTTTTCAATTATTCTCACTAAAGTGTCTCTCCAGCGGTCCCTGTGGTCTTTGCTTCGCAATAATTCTTTTGTAGTTTCATCACACTTATTTTTAATATCTTCTGATACCATCAAAGCAAATTCTGTTTCATTAATCATTTTAACTCCAAGCCGGGCATATTCTTTTAAAACTACACCAATTACACAATGGACCCGTCCTTGTCTCAAACACACCCGTGCTGCAACTTGTAGTAACTTCTTCCCATGTCTTTCTAATTGTTGCCTTAACTGATGAAATCACCTTATCTGTAGGATGATACACCGCTACACTAGGTGACTTCAAATAGATTAACTCAGCGTGCTTTGTTTCTAATCCATTTTCTTGTTCTAATAAAATACAATAAATCATTATTTGCATTTTCTTTTCCCACTCATACTGAGGGCGAGGTTTCTTACCTGTTTTATAATCCGATATGACCATCTTGCCGTCTTCCATGGTCCATCTATCAATGATTCCGTAGATCGGCACACCATCAATTTTACCATTCATACGTGCTTCAATTCCTGCAGCATCAAACGAAGTGGGGTCCTCTAATTCAAAATAGTTTTCAAGACACCAACGTGTTCTCCACCTGAAAGTGTTTTCATCACAATCAACTTTATCAAGGTTTTTGAACTCGGCACGCCAAGTGTCATCATAGAGTTTTTTCGCAATACCTCCAGCGGCTTGCATTGTTCGTTCTTCTCTAGGGAGATGAAACAGTTCTTCAAGAACTTCGTGGACATACGACCCAAGAATCTGCGGATCAGTAGACGGCTCAGGAAGCCTATCTAACTTCGCAAACTTATAACGCATAGGGCATTGATTGAAAGTCCCAATAGAACTCGGAGACATATATTCTGGCTCCGGATAAACTTTAAGATCAGTCATGCTAGCGCCTATTCGCTAGTGTGTGATTTAATAAATGCTAACATCTGATCAAGTAAAGAACGAGTAACGTTCTCCTGTGACCATTCTTTTCCTTCAGAAATATTATTCCAATAAGACTTAGCCTGAGTAATTACCTCTTGGCTTTGACTGTTCAAAACATCACGTAACTTTTCAAAGTGCTCAACTGAAATAGGTTGAGATGCCTGCTCTTCCATTAAATCAAGCGTAATAGATTCTTCACTTCTAGCTAGATAAATACCTACACCTAAATGTTGTGCGGCCTTTTTCAAAGCATCTGAAACAGCGCCTTTAAGTTCATCTCCTAAATCTACAATGTCGCCGTTGCGAGTGCGTTTTATTTTTTGCCCACCAACGCCATCTTTGGTTACCGTAAGTGAAGGAGCACTGTCAGTCGGAACAAACGTCGCTACCAATCTAACATGGGCGGTCACAAACTCTGGATCAATTGTATCTCTACCGACATGCACAATCTCATACGACCACATATCAACACCGAGAACCCTATTTAACCTAGTGATCACTTCCGAAACTGGAATGTAAGTAAGGCTTGTGCCGCCTTTACTCAACTGCCGCTCAACCTCTTTAGGGAACGGCTCCGATAAAGAATTTAAAATTTCACTCATTGATCTCTCCTTATAATAACGCTCTTTTTGGATGGGCCTACTTCACAATACTCATCAGCATCAATATCAAGTTTCTTCAAAGCGCCTACACGCCAATAAGAAACAGCCCCATACTTAAGAATCTCTTCCATCATTTCTTTTGCGGATTTAGTAATTTCACCAGAGTCCATGTCTATTGAAGACTCATAGATTCTCTGAGCTACATCTTTAGTTAATGACTCATGGTCCCATGACTTACGAGGCGCCCCTGACTTTATCTCAATGGAAGCCCCATCAATAAGTATTGGTTGCGCTGTATTGCCAACGAACTCTCCTAAATGCGTTTGCAGTTCTGTATACAAAGAGGCAATGCGTGTTTTCAGTAAATGCAAATCACCAAGAGACTGAAAAGAATCTTCCAGTTCGTCATCAGTTATATTAGACTCTTCAAAAGTTTTACCATTGTGTCGGCTAGGTTTGGATTCATCGTACAAAACCTTCTCAAGATTGTCACACTCTGCCAATAACTTTTTAATAATTTTATTTGACTTGCTCATTTTTCTCCGTAATAAATAATATGTTATTATTCTATAATTGATCAGGTCAAAAGTCAATCATTGTTTAAAATGTTTTCAATCACATCATCAATAGAACTTTCAGAAGGGTCGCTTTCTAGTTTGAGGATGTCCATGATCGTTTCTAACATGTGAGCTAGTTTCTGTTTCGCAATAGAATTAACTATAGTTCGTTGTACGTCTTCAGACTCAATATCTAGTCTTTCTAAATCTTCTATCACCTGATCTACCACCATCAAATCAATAAAATCCGAGACATACGAATCAGCAAGGCCAATAACCATATTTTTCTTATCCCACAACAAAACTTTAAAATCTTCAGAACCTAAAGCATGCTCATCAGCGGTAATAAAACGTATAGTTCCGACTTTGTTCTCTAAAATAGCCAACGTGTCAGAATCTTGAAACTCCACTAGACCGCCTCCTGCAATCTCTTTAACTCTGGTCCGGTTTTACCACCCCAGACCCCAATAGAAACTCTCTGGGTTAATGCCATTTCCAAACACTCTTCACGATTGGAACACTCATTTAAACAAATTTTCTTAGCCGCATTCCTGTCTTTCAACTCACTTGAAAAGAAAAGGCGATCCTCCCCAATACAAGGGCTACTCTCAAACCAACTAGGTGCTTTCAACATAAAACTATTGTATTGGAGATTTGTAAACAAGACAACCGAAAACTCCCCTTGACATGCATAAATAAAACTGATAATCTAGATGCAAGGAAAAGGAGCATACCCCCAAAGACAAAAACCGGGAAATCCCGATGACATAAAGGTTTACTAAAGGGTCGGTGGGTTAGACACGTTACGTTACTGGTAGTGATTAAGAAAACTAGGACACGCCCTCATCAAAGAGTAAAGATTTGAATCGCACGATAAACTGGAAACATGGGCTATAGCGAGCGCACCAGTCACTGCACGGAGAACATCAAGACTTGAGGTGTAGGGTCCGAACTTAGCAAGAGTCCAAGCAAGTTCGGCACACGGGCTTCCAGAGCCATATCTGGGGAGTGTCGGCGTACTGAAAAAGATAGGTGCGTTTGGGACCCAAGCAGTAAACAGATCTTAAACTTCCACAGGCTCTGCCTTAAGCTTTGGTGCTGGTTACGCTACTACCACACGAAAGGGAGGAGAACTATGCCCAATCACCCAACGATACGCTTGATCTGAACAGCATCTAAATACACAGTAGCCGTACCAAACGTAAGATCTACTTGCTCAACTTGCACACCAAAGTGAGAAGCTATAGCAGCCCTAGTCTTCAAATCAGAAATAGCATCGTATTCACCCAAGTCTTGGGATACGACTACAGCTTGGTTTGGGCGCTCCTCTTCAAGACAGGCTTTGCAAGAAATTTTTTCCTCGTCCACTTTAGGTTTTCGGACTCGGTCCACTGAATGCCCGCACTCCAGTTGTACGTGCCACTTAGTGTTTCCGTATTCACCTATCTTAACACCGCCCACAATTAAACGGCGTGGTCCTCGCTTCTCTTGCATACTATTATTTTAAACGAAATCACGCTTCTAATCCAATGGTTCCCCTTGACCTAAGCCAGTAAAACCCCTAGAATAGAGGTATGAGTAAAGAAAAACTTTTAGAAGAAGCATTAGGTCAGATAGAGAAACAATTCGGTGCAGGTTCAATCATGCGATTGGGCGATGCATCCTCTATGGAGGTAGAAACGCTATCCACTGGGTCAATAGCACTTGATATTGCCCTTGGTGTGGGTGGACTCCCCAAAGGCCGAGTGATAGAAATATACGGTCCTGAATCTTCAGGTAAAACCACTTTAGCCCTGCACGTTGTTGCAGAAGCGCAAAAGCTCGGAGGGTCTTGTGCTTTTATTGACGCAGAGCATGCACTTGATCCCATTTATGCTAAAGCCATCGGATGTGATGTTGACGACTTACTAGTCAGTCAACCTGACACTGGAGAGCAAGCATTGACAATCACAAATAAACTTATTGAGTCAGGAGCACTTGACGTTATTGTTGTAGATTCTGTAGCGGCACTAACCCCAGCGAAAGAAATTGAAGGAGAGATGGGCGACAGTTTCGTGGGGCTACATGCTCGGCTAATGTCTCAAGCCATGCGTAAAATCGTAGGTAATCTTAACAACTCTAAAACTATCTTGATTATGATAAACCAAATACGTGAAAAAATCGGAGTAATGTTTGGTTCACCTGAAACAACAACGGGTGGGCGTGCGTTAAAATTTTACTCGTCTGTCAGATTAGATATTCGTAGAATTGAAACATTGAAAGCAGACGGAGAAGCGTCTGGCAATAAAACTAGAGTTAAAGTTGTCAAAAATAAAGTTGCTCCCCCTTTCCGCCAAGCAGAGTTTGAAATAACCTATGGTGAGGGAATAAGCAGAACAGGTGACATTGTGGACATCGGTGCCGATCTAAACATCTTAAATAAAAAAGGTGCGTGGTATGCATACAATGGTGAAAACATAGGTCAGGGTAGAGTTAACACAAAAGCATACCTTGATGAAAACCCAGAAATTCGTGAGGAAATAGCTCAAAAGATCTACGACACGATGTAGAGAAAAACCCCGCTCTCCGAAGAAAGCGGGGCAAGTCCCTCGGCGACTCCGGGGTAAGGACAAAAGGAGCTTAAACCTCACCCGAGATAATCGGCGAATTATTTTTTAGTATACCGATCTTTTGCAGTGCAAGTCAACCAGTATAAGAGTTATCAGCTACCGATATTGGTAGAACCGGGATCTCCAACTTTTGTTGATGCCCAACTCTTTACGACTGATAGACCAGCGCCAACAGCGGCCGCTAGAGCACCTTTCGCAGAACTTAAGTCAGTCACTACGAAAACAGCTAAAAACGATTGCACAAATGTGGCAACTGATTTTTCAATCATCTGTTTCATAACAGGATTCATATTCATATCTCCTTATAGGGGAAGTTTAAAACAAAGGGGAGTTACCCCTCAGTATTAGTCTATAAGGTAGATATACTGATCGTTGTTCCTTTTATACAATGTAACTTTATCTAAGATTTACTTCTTGTTTACGGTAGTGGACCCTGAAAAAGCTGCATCCAACTCTTCACGGGTCAAGACACCGTCATCAGCGAAAGCAATAGCAATCTTTTGCAGAACTTGTGCCACGGCTGCAACCCCACTAAGGATTGCGGCTTTATGAACAGGAATATCTCCTATCATACTGGCTCCGCCAATTATTGCCATACATTGTATTCCGAAAACGCTAAATATGCGTAAAAGGGTATTGCCGAACAACGCTAGTGAATTATTCATCTTTTGTCATACTCCTGTGATCAATTGCGGTACCGATAAGGTGTAATACCAATCCTGCAATGCTTATTATTATACCTTGTCTTAACAAGGACGAACTGAGAGTGATGAGGACGAGGCCCGTTCCTGCCAAGGTGAAGCCAAGCGTAAAACACTCTTTTAGCAAACGTTTAATGTAGCTCATGGTTACTTTCTCCTCCTTCCAAATCTTCTTGATTTCTTGGGTGCGACATCTCCCCCTCCTGATGACACGTCAACTGATGGTCCTGAGGCAGCAGGTGCTGATGCCGCTGGGCCAGATGGTGCTGGCGACGGACCGGATGGTGGAGGTGTCGGTGTTGCAGGTGGAGGAGGCGGCAGTGGTGTCGGCGGAGCAGGTCGGGCTGCTGCTGCCGCAACGGTGGCTGTAGCAGCCGCCGCAACAATAACACGCCTATCTTCGGTGTCAATGTTTGAACCCGCAGCAACATAATCGTTATAAGCTTCGTCTTCAAAGATGTTCACCTCTTCCTCAAATTCCTCCTTTACGGAGTCATCCGCTTCATTCACTGCATCAACAATTATTGCAATAGCTCCTTCGTTTTCTTCAATAAGCGTTTCAAATGCGTCTTCATCTTCAAATAAGTCTTGAATTTCTTCTTCAGTTACCTCGCCGTCAACAACGTCAAGGAAGTCTTCAGCCAACTCTTCATCTAATTCATCAAGG